TACGAATGGGTTACTGGTCTGGCAAAGAATGAAGACAGATCCATTTCTGCCCAGTTCAGTAGGATCATCCGTTCTGCCAAGCGAGTCAAAGAGGAAGAGATTGTGAAACTTGGCAATCAAACATCACTTGAGTGATACAGGTATATGTCTATTGACCGCGTAATAGTTACTCAGACTACTGAGTCCTGATTTCAAACTGCGAAGCTGTGATTGATTGGCGATCTTTGATTCATCCCAGATGACAGAGATCACCAATCGCACAGTGTTTCGCCCAACGTCTGACTGCAATTGTCTCACAGCAGATGAGACCCTACCAATTGCATAGACGAACTTCCCCCCAATTTCACCACCACCTATTGATCCAACAAGGCTAGCGATACAACTGCGTTTGCCGCCCGCTCGATCCAGATCCCAACTTAACTTTGTACCAGCAGTGTGCTGCTCTTCTGTTATCAATTGACTAGCCAATAGACGATCAAGCTCACATCCATCAGTGACTCGGACTCTGACTCGTCCAACATTTAACCCTGCCGCCTCAATCACAACGGCATGGTGACGCTGTAGTTCTGGGGTTCCGAAGTCAGAAGTTTCTGATCGTTTCTTCCCAGTCTTCCGATGGATCTTCTTGCTCTTCATAGGTTCCTGTTGCTATATCATATGTTAATTCAGCTACGCCTTGCTTTCCTATGTGCTTAAATCTTACTTTCCATGTATGGATTTCTACTAATCCCGTGTCTGGATTTTGGTGGACAGTCAGACCAACGTCAGCCTTGGCAAAAAATTGTGCTGATCCTGCCAGATCCCATCCTTTTGGGATAGGATACTGGCCACCCTTATCTCGATACATCTTGGCCGGATGAGCCACAAAAAATACAGCCGCATCATGTGCCGCCGCCCAGTTCCTAACCTTAGTCAGCATCTCAGATATTAGGTTGGTCTCTGACTTGCTACTTGCCCCAAGATCGAGGTAGGAAAATGGATCGATGGTCAAAGTTCTTGCCCCGTTACGAGCGACAGCGATGGACGCTCTGCTCAACAGGTCTTCGATGGTCGCGGTTACATTGTTTGATTGCTCCATGAAAAGAAAGTGGTCACCAATCCAATCAGATGCCCGTATCATTTCAGCCTCACTCATTCTGGGAGTTGGGCCAGAATAAAAAGGCTTTGCCAACACCTTTTCCATAAGTTTTGGGATGTGCATACTTGGAGGGGATTCAAATGAGCATACACAATGCCGCCAATCAAAGTTCCTCGACAGGTTAAACAAGAGTTGATCGACAAACTCTGATTTGCCCATCGATGGTACGCCTGTGACCACATACAGCATACCTGTCTTGATGGTCATCAGGTCATCCACATTTGCGAAGCCCGTAGACAATCCCTTCCCTGCCCCGTGTCTGTATAGAGAAATAACTTCGCTCATGTAATGAGCTACGTCATAGAGACCAGCAATAGGCCAAGGTTCTGCCTCGTTTATGGCGTTAGCAACAGCAGCCTTACCATGTTTCACCAGACAATCGTTAGCGTCCTTGCAATCATCTGGCCATGTGACGCTCCAACATTTTCCCTTCCCCACACGACGAGCTATCTCTTCACCTAACGCACGACCAGCGGTGTCAGAGTCAGAACAGATGATAACTTTTTCTGTTTCCTTGAGGAGGTCGTGTGCATCCCAGATGTAGCTGAACTTTCTGTCATCCCGTGGATCAACAGTCCCATCCGACACACGGACAGGTGCGCCGTTAGGAACGGAGATAGAGTTTAAGATTCCAGCTTCGCGGACAGAGAGGCAATCTACTTCGCCTTCGCAAACAACTATTGGCTCGCCAATCTTTACTCTCTCAATACCATAGAAGGATCGCGCCGCACCCTCTTGCGTTAAGCCTTTGCCCTGTTCTTGTTCATCTTCAACCGACCTGAACTTCACGGCATAAACACTGTCGGTTCCCCACTCCACATACGGAAAGCCAACACCTAATCTTTCTTCGCCTAACTTGGGAAAATATTTGATCGCACTCATTACTCTGCCGGACGCGATTGTTTCATCAGACAGACCACGGTTCCTCAGATAATCAGAGGCACGGCTTGTTATACTGGTAGACTTAGGTGGGACAAACTTCACCACCTTCTCACGTTTTGGCTCTAGGCTAGCGCCCCCCTGCTCGCCACAATGATGGCAGTTCCATTGAACATCTGGGTATTCTACCCTAACACTTAGGACTTTCTCCTTTTGATTCACTGGCTTACGCCTGTGGCTACAGCTTGGGCATGTGTCTCTATACTGACCGTCTGCTCTCCCAACAAACATGCCAACCATTGTTTCATGGATCTCCATTCTCTTCCCCCTCCTGATATGATTGCTCGTAATTTTTCATAAGTTTGTCGAGATATATTACCCCCTGTTGAGGAGGTAACTCTTGTAGATACTCGGCGGCTTGGATTACTTTTTCGATATTAACACCAGCGTGATCACAAACAATCCTTAAATCTTTAGTTCGTCTGGTGAGATAGGCCGTGGCTTCACCCCGAATGCGCGGGACTTCAGACACCATGTCACGGAGGCAACGGTGTAAAACTGCTACCCACATCCGTGTTTCAGGAAACAAGTTCCCCCACTTTGATATCTGTTCGTGGATTATTCTTGTCTAATCCGTGGCAGATAATTTTCATTTTCACCTGACGATCATTGACATAAGCCACCCCCTGTAAGAGATCACAGATTAAACTCTCATCAAGGTCGGGTCTCCTGCTGCTATAAAAAATTTTACAGTAGAGCAGGACATCTTTGTCTATTAGCGGGTCAATAGATGTTGCCTGTTCATTGAAGCCCTTCGCATAAGCCAATGCCTTGCTACTCTTTATGGACATTATACGTCCTGTATTTTTTAGATTGATTATCCTCCTGCTGTTAGCCTTGGATGCTGGCTCCCCAAGTATTGTCTTTTCAAACAACCACTTACCACCCTTCAAGTAGAGGGTTGTAATTGTTTCAGTTAATGGATATATAATGGTCATGGCCTACACCAACAAACATGATCTCCCACTTCCTGTAGTTCGCGCACTCACCTCCTTTGAGAAGTCAGAGAAGGTAGAGGGCCTTAGAGTAACAACTCTTATAGATGCTCCTCGAATAAGTCAATTGCGTCAACGACATAAGGCTCCAGATGAGGACGTAAGCACAATGCTTTATCGCATCCTTGGGAGCGCGGCACACCTGATCTTTCAGGACGGTGCGAAGGGCTTGAGCAACTCTTATATTCCAGAGGAACGGGTTAGCTGTGAGGTCGATGGAACAACTATCAGTGGTCAGATTGACTTTCAATTTATAGAAGATGATGAGGTCAATGTTATAGACTACAAGGTGACCGCCGCTTATAGCATCATCTATGGTAAGCCTGAGTGGGAGAAACAACTGAATGTTTATGCCTTTCTTTTGCGTCATGGCAAGGGCATGAGGGTTAAAAATCTAAGTGTCTGTGCTATAATTAGAGACTGGACTGCGCGAAGGGCTACCACCACGAAAGGCTACCCTGCTTCTCCAATCGTAGAAGTTCCTGTCAAAATGTGGACCGATGAAGAGCAGGACAGATATGTGTCTCATAGAGTTCAATTACATATTAACGCCACTGCCATAGAGGATCTGGATGGATCATTGCCTTTATGTTCCGATGAAGAACGATGGGCCAAGCCCAAGGTCTTCGCGGTGTATAAGGAAGGACGGGTGTCTGCCTTGAAACTGTTTGATAATCAGGCGGATGCTGAAAAGTTTGCTAGCAAATCTTTAGATCGTAAGGTGGTCGAGCGCCCTGCCACCTATACGAAATGCGCTGGCGATTACTGTAGGGTTGCACAACATTGCGATCAATGGGGATTGTGAGGAACAACGATGTCATATGACAATCTAACTTTTAGTATTGAGACCATTACTCCCGATGATGCGAGTAAATATCTTGAGAGTAACGTAGAAAATAATCGTCCAATTTCTGACCGCCATGTCGCAAGTCTTGCGCGTGATATGCGGGAAGGAAACTGGGCTAACAATGGAGAGACTATTAAGATATGCCCACAAGGCAGTGTGCTTGATGGTCAACACCGTCTTTGGGCATGTGTAGAATCTAAACTCCCTTTCACCACCGCTGTGGTACGAGGCGTGGAGAACTTGGACAACGTAGATCGTAATCGTCCACGCTCATTGGGAAACGCATTACACATGCGAGGTTATGAGCGAGCGCCTAGATTGGCGATTGCCCTTAACACTTGCTGGCGTTGGGAGAATACTAATTGGCGGTCATCCACTGACAAGCCAACTGTCTCAGAGGCCGTCCGTTTTCTGAACGATAATTTCCAATTGGTTAATGCGGCCATGAGATACGGCCTCAAGATCAAGTTGATTGAAGGTTCGTTAGAGGCAGCGGCCTTGGTATTCTGGCGGTTGAGCAAAGTGGTAGGCGCGAAAACGGCCATGAGATTGTTTGAGCAACTGGCAACGTCAGAGTGGGATGATGTCAATGATCCTCTCTTTCGTTACTATGAGATGGCCATGAAGGCCAAAGGTATGAGCCGGAGACCACACAAATTAATGCGGTTGAACTGGCTGATCCGTGCTATCGATGCGAAGTTGAATAATGAAAAGCATCCAAGTGCAAGGTTCTTGCGTTGGGATATCGGTAGGAAGTTACGTCTGCTTACTGGTGAACAAGCGATTAAGAATAACAACATACAAAAAGATTTGGTTTAAATCCTGTAGCCCAGTGGTGTAATGCCGCTGGGTTTCTTTTTAATATTGACGGAGCAATACATGATTGCCAAAGAAATTGCAGAGGCGTTGTTTGCGACAGCCCTCGACATATCCAAGAACCCTTTGGTGAAGGATGTGGAAAATAAGTTTGCTAAATTTAAGTACGTTCCGATTGATGCGTACTACAATGCGATCCCGAAGATAGCTCTTAAACATGGACTCTTCTGGCGGTGCAGAGAACAAGAGGTCACCGCAGAAGGCAAGACAATCTTCTTCAAATTCTCTTTCGATCTGTTACACAAAAGTGGCAGTGGTGTTGAGAACTTTGATACTGTTACCATCCATCATCCAGCGCAAGGACCGCAAACGGCAGGGTCTGCCAGAAGTTACGCGGAAAAACTTTTTATGCGTACAGTGTTTAAGGTTGTGACAGGTGAGAAAGATTCTGAATACTTCCATGAGTCAGAAGCAGAAGACTTGTCTATCCCTGATGCTGATGGTTCCAACAACAATGACGAGGGCTTAAACCTTCAGCAAGTCAAGGACTTGGAGAAGAAACAAAAGAAATCCAAGGACGTAGATGGAGCAAAGGTTAAGAACCTGTCTGAGTTCCGTAAAGAATTTCGTGATGACTCAGAGAACAAGAAACTCTGGGAAGATACTGACAATGGCGTCATCCTCAAAGAACCCAATGGCCTTGCTGGCGGTTGGGATAGTGTGGAAGACATAGTTCATACCTTCATGCCGAGACTTGATGACATGCAAGGTGATGAGAAGAAGTTCAAAAATTCCCAAGAGTGTGTCAAGGGTGTTCAGTTATTCTTCAAGATTAATCGCTCAATGATTGAGGGAACGATGAACGAAAAAAGCCCAGAGACTTTCGGCAGAGTCATGGCAATGTTCAAGGCAGCAAAGACTGCTGCCAACGCTGGTGAAATCTACGATTCAAAATAGGAGAAGCTAATGCCTAGCCAAAAATTTGGAGCAGGTAATCTGTTCCGCAATCAGAGGGCTGTTGCTTCTCTGGAGATCAAAACACAAGATACGGACAACCGTCATCAGTATGCGCCGGACTTAACTGGTGACATGGAGATGACGAAAGGCCAACTCCAAGCACTCGTCGGTATCTTCAAAAGTGGTGACACTGAGATCAGTCAGCGCTCGGCTACGAAAGGAGAACCAATCGTTAAGGTCTCTATTTGTGGTAAGAAATATGAAGGTGCAAAAGCTGGAGACTATCTTGCTGTGTGGCTGGAAGAGAAGTGGAAGCCAGAGAAGAAAAAAGAAGCGCCGAAGGATGAGCCACTAGATGACGACATCCCGTTTTAGATCACGGTCTCATCTTAACAAGGTGAGGGGGAAGCCATGTCTGGTATGTGCTTCCCCCGAAACTGTTGCTCATCATCTTATGTTTACCGATCACCCTGCTCTCTCCCTTAAAGTTTCTGACCTTAACACTGTGCCATTGTGTACACAGCATCATAGGAAACTTCACTTACACGGAAACGAAGAACAATGGTGGGCCTTGCAGGGAGTAGATCCAATCAAGTTTGTAAAAGAGGTAACTAAAGATGACTGATATAAAAGAAATCTCTTATGCCTTTGAGGCAGTGAAGTCTGCACTACGCCAGACCAAAGACGGCATCAGCATTAGCTTGGTCATCCATCCAAATGATGTCCCGAACCCATTGCTTAGTGATCCTGTCGGCTCAAGATACATGGTAGGTATGGCTAGGCTGGGTGATGATAACCAACCTATTGAATCCGAAGAACAAAGAGAAGCAAGGCGTGATGTTATTTCTGCTGGCGCACTGTGCCGTGACACGGACTTCCAAAAATGGCTGATGAATAATGGCTACTGTGATGATCTATCAGAAGATGAAGCAGCCAAATCATTAAGGACATTACTTGGTGTGGAGAGTAGAGCAGAGATCAAGACTAACCGAGAAGCCCAGCGCAAGTGGCGTATCATGCGTAATCTATTTATTGAACGGTCAATACTTATGGAGACTGACCTTGGATAAAGACCGCAAAGCTGACCTGTTACAGGAAGTACATGACATGGTGACTGGCCCCAGAGCCAGCGCCTACGGAGAAACAGCAATCAATCATTCCCGCATTGCAGACTTCTGGAATAACTGGTTGAAGAATAGATCATGGTCACATCACAATGTAATAACACCTTATGATGTGGCGATGATGATGGCACTGGTTAAATTTGCTCGCTGCCAACAGCAACCATCACATGATTCACATTGCGATATCGCAGGGTATGCGGCTGTTGCTGAAGATATATACGAACAAATTATGGAGGTCGAAGATGGCGGGGAAGATAGGTCGGCCACGCAGAATAGAGGAACCGAGTAAGCCGTGGAACATCGTGTTCCCTATCACATTGATTGATACTGTAAGGGAACGTGCGGAGAAGGACGGACTAACCCCAGCCTCATTGGTTCGTAAGGCTATTCATGCCTATGTGTCACAAAATTCAGCGAAGGGATACAAGGCTGGCGTTAGAGATGCTCTTTATTTTCTAAGAGAAGAAGCGACACAGCCAAGATTTCCATCAGGTCAGACACTGGGAGACAGGCTGGCAGACAGAGTATTGAAAAGATTGGATATGGAAAAGGGGGAAGATGACTAGTCTTCCCCCTGAATCGTGAGGTAACTAATGGCCGTAACCATTAATGCTAAGATAACAACTGTTGCCGATGTGGTAAATAAATATCTTGATGAACACATAAATTTTTTGGCAATAGATTACAAGCGTCCGGTATCAGCATGGAAACAGATGGAGCCACATCTCGGATCTGTCCCCATAAATAAATTAACTGGTGCTATCGTTAGCTCTTACATAAGAAAAAGAAATGTTAGTCCCGGTACAATCAACCGGGAGATAGGAGTTCTAAACTCTGCCCTGCGGTGGGCCAATGCTCAAGGATATATTGACCGCCTAATATTTATTCCACGCCTACCATCTCCCCCGCCTAGACAACGATGGTTGACAGAAGAGGAATGCACAAGGCTTCTCAGGGCAGCGAAAAAGTACCCTCATGTGTACGCATTTATTGCCATTGCTCTGTTAACAGGACAGAGGAAAGAAGCAATCTTGTCGTTGCTGTGGGAACAGGTCAGATGGAGTGAAGGATATATAGACTTCAATCAGGATGATCCACTTTCCGGCAGAAGAAAGGGAAGGGCTGTTATCCCCATAAGCACGGAGATGGAGCAGCTATTGCACAGCCTTCAGTCCAATAGCCTATATGTTGTTAACAACAATGGGAGAAGGGTTCGGGATTTCCGAAAGACATGGGGAAAGATTATAAAGGAAGCGGGTCTCGAAGGAGTTACCCCGCATACTATTCGACACACAGTGGCTACGCAGCTAGTGCGAAAGGGAGTCCCAATAATAGAGGTAGCAAAACTTCTGGGACATCGAGACAGCAGGATAACAGAAAAAGTATATGCGAAGTTCAGCCCCGACTACTTACAGAACGCTACTGAAAAGTTGTCGATTGCTGCGTGAGTCCGTCGCAGCAGTCATGGAGAGGTCGGCGACATGCCGTACAGGTATAGTGGCCGTGGACAAATACATAAGTCACCCTTGTTGAAGCGCCACACCACGGGCAGTCGTGCCACCCGGTTGGGTCAAATGAAGAATCTCTTCTCCCATCTTTTGTGTCTGAGCCACGGGATAAAGACATACGGAAACACTCTTGAGATCCATACAATGGAATAGTTCAGCCAGTTCAATGGCCTCGGTAGTGGCTTGAGGACATCCATGAACAGGACGGCCCTTAGCTCATCAGTATTATTTACTGCTAAATGTTCATAGGTATCGTCAAATAAAAGGCAGTGGCCTTCTCTCCAATAGGCCCGCTCCCCTCTAACCTGTAGATAGCAGCGGTGTGGGTGAGGAATATCCAAGGCAAGATGTAACCTTAGAACTCCAGAGTAAGGCCCTGAATGGGGGTTAAGCTTTTTCCTTGGACCCAATACAGAAATGTAGGCAGAGATCACATAAGGATGCCGCTTCAGAATAGCGGTGGTGACAGGCATGAGCTTACAGTTTTTCCTGAACCAGATGCGAGCGCCCTTGAGGAAGAACAATCTCCACTTGTCATCGTTACTTATGTAAGTCTGGTGAGGGCTGATGGTTTGAAACGGAGCGAAGTCATCATACCTCTGGATGATACGGTCATACTCTTTCCGTATATCTTTGAAGCTCCCCTCCAGATCACGGGTGATCGGCACCGTGTCACTATCATAGAATCTCTTCACCCCCAGAGTATTCTTCTTTCGGAACCACGGCTGTATTAATTTTTCTAAGACTAGCAAAGCTATTCGCAGAGGGCTTCCCAGACTGAGTTATAATTATCAGCCCAGCTTAAAGTTTCTTCATTCCAAAAGAGACAGCGTTGACAATCATGTTGTGGATAAAGGAAAGGACCGGGGAGGCTAACGCAAGGAATATAATTAACTGTCGGAGGAGGGGCGTCTATACTTGTGACGCAACCGTTTACTGTCAACATTATCAGCAGCACGCTTGGCGCGATCAATAGCTTTGTAAGCATCAACTAGTCCTTTGTTAACTGCTTTAGCTTCCCCGGCTTTCATCAACTGACGGTTCTTTGCCCATTCTGATAGAACACCAGCTAGTCTTAACAGACTTTTTACAATGCCAAATATATTAAACATTGATCATTCAATCTTCACCCATCGTCTGCATTACGATTCTTTAATACATTGCCAGCAACTGTATTCAGGATTTTCAAAATCCATCCTACAATTTTGTCATCAGAAGTTGACTTCGTGAGTGCGGTTACGGCTGTCGCTGCAACCATCACACTGGTCACGGCATGAAGCCATGCCGGAAGACCGTCGAAGAAATTTAATACTATATCCATTAGTTATCACCAACGTAGTTATTGCCAAGTCTCATCATATCAGCAATTCGTCCTGCCCTCTGGCCGACTTGCGTAGCCCACCTAGAGTCCAATAACTCATCGCTTACTTGAGACCATGTAACCCTACCTTCGATTGATTCTTCTATCAACCCAATGGTTTTCTTGAATGTTTTCAATCGGTTAAGGCCAAGATTAAAGTGTAGATCAACGACAGCCATCTGTCTTGTATCGTCCAGTAGATGGAACCAATTGAACGCACGCTGTAATTCCTTGATAGATATTTCTATATCATTGGATAAAAGAAAGCGTGCTTCCTCTTCAGTGATCCCTCTGTCTTCTAAGTTTCTTCCTATTCCTATTGACCATTTCTTCTGCGGGCATTTGTATAATTTTAATTCCATACCTTCGTGACGTATCAATTGATCAGTCAACTTTTGTATGTCCATTATTCCCTCCTGAGAATTTCGGCCCTTCTGTCTGTGATGTTAGAAACAATTTCATTTGAAAGCCTGTCGATGTCCATCAACATTTCTTTCTTACGCTCGCCACTCATGCCACGGTCAGACTGTACTTGGCGTCGGAACTTACGCAGTCCATCCAGTTGATCCTTGGTATCGGCAATAGCATCTTTATAGATAGCAATATTCTTTCTTGATCTAAGATAGTCAGTAGCTCTTCTTGGATCTGTCTCCGACAAAGTTTTAAGAGAGTTGTTGAATATATCCAGTTCATTATAAAGTTCATTGAAAGCCTGTACTGGGCCACGCCCTTGCTGTTCCTGAAGGAACCGTGCCATCGGTGGCTGTTGATCCAGCCTCCTGTCTGCCCTGTCTGGAATACCAGCCGCATTTCTCATCACAGAATCAGCAGCCATCAAGGCATAGCTACCAAGTGTTCCTGTGTAACCCCTGATCATATGGTCTATCTGTTCTGCCGACCACCTGATCCTCATCTTCTCTTCCAGAGCCTCCGACAATTCAAGTGACAGCGGTGATACATACTCTGGATCAGCAAGCCATGACTCATTCCGCTCGCCCCAGTAAGTAACAATAGGTCTGCCAGCATACCAATTATGGTTGGTCATACTCTCAAGAATAGGCTGGAACCACTGCGGGAAAGAAACATTAAACGTAGTAGTCAGATGCCGAAGAGCAGACTCTCTTGTGTGAGTTAAATCAGTCTCACCATCTATTAGCCGCATAATTCTTTCTGGAATAACCTTGAACAGGACACCAACCTCAAATGGTATCGGTATTCTGTAAGCTGGAGTCTCTGGCCCCACATCCATACCGAACCATGTAGGTGGAATAATCCAGTAGTTGTCCTTAATATATTCCGGGGCATTGTGATACCACGGGTTCTCGTCTTCATCTCCCGTGGCCATTTTGTAGGCTATGGTTAAAGCTACGATCTGAGCAGCCCTGAAATAGAACCTTCTCTTTCTGGTGGCGGCATCCATACGGGGTGTCATCTTCCCTGTAGCGCCACGATACAAAACATCCAGACCTTGGATGCGTGCGTTTAAGAATGGAACCACGGCAGTAAGATACCTGACGGCAGCACTAGCCCCCTTCCGACTAAAGTTGATTACCTCAAGGGCCTCTATGATAGCGGCGGTCTCATCACCTGTTTCTTTTAATACACGCTCATACACAGCAATACGGGTAGCAGTATCGGATGCACCGCTAAGTTTGTTAGCCCACTCCCACATAGATCGTGCCGGATATCTATGAGGAGACTTCATCCTCAGATGTTTCCTGAATGCTTTGATTGCATTCTTCGGGTCACCCTTAAAATCATAACCGCCCACTGCTCCGCTTGCTTCCAATGCTGCGGCACTGGAAGAGTTGAGGAGCGCCTGACCATATCCTTTCAAAGTACCTATAACCGGGATCATCTTAACCCCAGAGGTCGTCCATGCACTGATGGTATCACGAAGCATATTCGCTGCCATGAACGCAGGATCTTTTGTTACCAACTCCCTTAGTAGGGTAGCTGGAGCAGCCTGTAGACCAAGGGCTGGCATGTTCACATCATCAGTGATCATAAGTGAGTCCAGCATTAAACTGTCCTGCACCTCATACCACCAAGTTTCTCCGTTCACCCTGACCCCAACCAGAGACGGGTGGACTTCTCCTCCCGGTGGTTGATCACTTTTGGTAGGCTCAGATGCCAGACCAAGCTCTCTTAAATCCCTGATACCACGACTGACCAGCATATTTTGGAGAGATGATGTAACAGCAGCATCTAGATTGCGGAGCATGTTGTTAAGAGGATCAGCTATACGCTGATTGTCAGCAGCAACTCTTATCTGTACATCCGGTCCATTCCGATCACGAAGCTGCTGAACCCTTTTAAATAATTCATCGCTCTTGGAACTAAACCTCTGATGATCAGACACATTGTTGACCATAATCCAGTATACAGGCTTGCCGCCCTTCAATTCTCTTGGAGTCTTGGTGCTATAGAAACTAGAAAGCATCCTGTTGTTGGAATCTTTCATGCTCCTATACATGACATCTCTTGTCGCCACACCCTCTGGGCTTATGACTTCATAAGTAACCCCAGCGTCATCGAATAGTTCACGATAGAAGGGGAGGTAATCTGCGTTAGCCTTCCATAATTCAGCAGCTTCAGCACTGATGACACTACTGTCACGCATGATGTTAACCACTGCGTTATTCCACAACTGATACTTGCGGTATGCCCTGTCAATTGCAGGACTTACTTCTCCAGCACGCAGACCTATCTCTATATCCTCATCTGTGAATGTCTTCTCGCGGCCCTCCGCTATAAATCTTTGCGCTCTTCTGGCTGCGGCATACAGGAAAAACTCTCCCCATAATTGTTCCTTGTCTATCTCGGCAAGGATATCAACAAGGCCAGCAAGCTCAGATGGATCTTGTATGCGTACCTCTTCTTTTGTTACTGGGTCTATGTACGCTGTATCTTCCACCATCCTGTCATAGGCAGCTTTATATTGCTCTGCTATTCGTGGATCACTGTGATTTATAAGACCTTCATGCAGAGCATAGATCCTGCCACGGTCTCTGATGAGAAATCCCTTTGTTATCCCGGCAGCAGTTATGCCAGATTTCCTACTCAGGAGAGCAGCAGCAGATGATGTGGCAGAATCAAGAGCTATGTCAGCGTCAACCCCCGACTCCTTACGGAGCTTTATCCTCTGCCTTTCTCTGGCAATAAAGCCTGCAAACCTATCAACTATTCGCTGTCTAAACTTTGTTCCGAATGTATGGTCAGCAGGATCAGTGGCTCGGAACATGGAAAAGATTTTCTCAAAGAAAGTCTGGTCGCCACCTGTATTCATAACCCTCTCTGCGGCTTCCCGCATATCAGGTTCCATACGGTCAAGCCCTCTATCAATAGAATATTTTCTCCTGATAGCAGGATCTAGGGTCAGCTTCTCTTGAAACAATGGCGGCTTATCAGCGGCTGCTTTAACAGCGTCCTGAATACCACGCTGCTTTGCCAGCCGTACCTTTCTTTGCATATAGTCTGACATTGGCCGTTCAATACCTATATTCGTAGCAGGCATGGGAGCAGGTTTGTCAGTCTTACCGTCTGAAGGACCATTCCATCCCGTAAGCAATGAGATAGCATGTTTCCCTGCAAGGTCTGGCCTTCTTATAAGCACCCTTGGATATGCGCCGTATGGAATACGATGGAATATAAATACAGATGGATACCCAAGATCAGGGCTAGTCCATTCCATTCTTACTTTTTCAAACCCGGCAGCAGTTCCTTCTTTGTGTATAACAAACCCTGCCGCCTCCGGGTTATTACGGTTAGGCCAGTACGCTTCCATCGCGGCTTCCAATAAATCCCGCACTGAATTGTATTTGCCATTAGTATTCTTAGCTACTTGAGTGTCATGCTCTCTAGCAATAATGTGTGCTTCCCCGAATCCAGTTTCGGCCTGAACACTTTCAGACCACTCATGGTGACCCTTGGGGATGAATACTTGGCTTACCTCACCGTCATACAGTAAGCTCTTCTCTGTTTGATACACAGGATTAACAACATCTACAGTAACTGGTTGCTCAAAGTTTTTGAGTAACCGTTCAACAGTTACCTCTGGCTCACGGTCTATAGCAAACTTTCTTGTCGGGGCCACTTGCTCTGGTGCTATCTGTTCTAATCCAACAAGAGAAGCATCAACTGTTGGATCGCCAGTCCTTACAAACTCAAGGGGGAGAAGGTCAACCTTCTGTTCAGAGAACTGTCGTTCCCGTAGTGGTAGTTTCTCTACCCCTTCTCTGAAATTAACCCAGCTATTCTGGCCTCTTGTTTCAGAAGTTAACGCCCATCTTGCCCAAGGACTTTGCGTCATTAACATATGGTTACGCCATGCAGCTTCTTCTCCTCTCGGCCCGAAGGTAACAGGTGACATGGTGTGTGCATAATAATCATGGACAGCACGAAGCGTATCATTATAGACAAGGGGCCTACCATTGACATCAGTTCTTCCACTGTCAGCAAGCAATGGGTGGTTGTCATATACAACTCCGGGTGGCCCGAATCCTTCTGCATCAGTGCCTTTTATATAAAGATGATTATTAGACAGCACATCTTTCCTCATGGCCTGTGACATCTTCTTGCCATCGTAAGGCTCACCTCTTCCTTCCCATACCTCTACCTTGATAGGCATAGCGTCATACTGCTGCCCAACTTCATCTGCAAGTTCTTCATATGCACGGCGTACATCAGGCTCGCTCAAGGCATCCATCCTCATATCATCGAATGCCTTGGCTATCCTCTTCTGTAAAGCACGCTTCTCTTTTGTTATTGCTAGCGCTTGTTGAGTTGGCTTGAATAAACGATTAGATAGACGGGATGCTACGCGGAGCGCGGAGGCTGAGGCTTGGTCATCTTCTGAGAGCCGAAGGTCACCTTGTATTTCTTCGTAGCTGTTGGTTGCCTCTTCTCCACTGCCGTAGACCCAGAGTCTTTGAACATCTCTCCTAGTATCGCTGATGCTTCTTCCAATGGATTGCCCTGCGCGTTCCGTAGCCTTGATAAAATCTGCGATTTTGTTGGCATTATCAGGATCTCCTACATAATAAGTTTCAAGGTATTCATCAGTGGCTGTTAGCCCAGCAAGGCCAGAAGATTTAATTGCCTTCTCAATTTCTAGCCTAGACAGCGGAGAAGCTAATTCAAATCTAACAGTAACAGTGTTATACGATCCATCTTCATACTTAGTCCCCCAAACAGAGAGTGGTTCTACATCTTCTCGCACATGAACTTGGCTCTGATTAAAGTTACCAGCAAACTTAGCCAAAACAGATAAAGAAACATCTCTATCCGGCTCCAAGAAAGATGCCTCCATACCAATAGCTGGCTCTGCATCACCAAAGTACAAGCCACTGGCTGGGGTCAAGGTAAGCTCTAATGATTCAATACCAGAGGTAAGATACCTGAGAGAGTCAGCAGTTATCTCCTGAAGCAGGACTGCCGCGCTTTCATCTCCATTATTAGCAGCAACTGTAAGATTCTTAATTCCCTCAATCTCATCCGTAGAAGAGGACAGGTTAACAAGTATCCTTGCCCTAGCTATATCTGCTTCAGTCTGCGGGACTTGAGGCAAATCCCTCTCTATAGCAAACTTTCTTCCCGTCCAGTCTTTTGCAAACCTATTCACATAGAAGTCAGGGTCTTCAAGCGCACGATCAACTACATATTTAGCCTCATCTAAAGTATTTGTTGGGTCTAACTCAATCTCCTGTTCCCCATCCCTAAAAGCACCAGTGCCTACGATCCTGTTATATTCTTCTCCCTCTATTTTAGGATGTCTAACATACCACCGCAAATAATCAGCACCCTCTTCTCGGCTATACCTCTCTAGTTCAAACCCACGATACATATAAAGTCCGGGCTTTAATTTCGTAGCTGTCTTCTTGTTTATTTTGAGAGCAAAGGCTTCTTTCTGGATAGAGTTAGTATCCCTATCTATAGAGAACTTCCTTGTCGCTGCATCTGGAAGGTCAGGCTCTGTCTGGCGTATCCTCTCCAAATACTCCTCTGCTTTCTGTGCATCTTCAGGAGTAATCTGTTCTGCTGCCGCAACAGGAATGATGCGCCTAGCTGGAGTCTCTGGTTCGCCATACAAACGGACGAACACTTGATTGCTGTTCCTGATATCTGCACTGGTGAGACCATTCTTCAGGGCAATAAAGAAGTCTACGATACGCCTGAACAATGAAGCTGGTTTGCCAGACACTCCCTTGCCAGCGGCCCAGTCACTAAAGCCATTGGCTATTGCCTCTTCAATAAATAGCTCTTCCTGTCTCTGCTCAGTCTCATTGGAATACTTGCCAGCCTTAGTATATATTCTCTTGGCTTCCTCGTACCAAGTTTCCTTTCCTCTTGTGGCAGGAGCGGCCTGCTTCTTCACAAACTTGGTGAGTAACTTCCACTCCTTGTCAGTGATAATCCCTGCCTCTTTTAAGCCATGAATCACCTCGTGGTTAAGGGTATCACCTAATGCTTTAGCGGCTTCCTTAACTGTTGAATTAGGTTTGATTTTATCTAGGGCCAAAGAGATAATCAGTCTCTTGCCCTCCCAATCAATAGTACCCTTATCCCCAGCCAAGGTATCAACAAACTTTGCCCTTAACCCATCCATCTTCTTTGCGAGATCAGGATTATTCTTGGTGTATTTATTTAGCCTTTTCTTAATCTCTTTCCCAACAGCAGCAAGTACCGCTCTTCTACCACCCTGTGCCTCAAGCCTTCTGCTTACCTCTTTGTTTATACTGGCAGCAGCAAGCTCTGCTTTGTACTGTGCAGACGCCTCGTCCAGAGACATGGTTGAATCAACAGTTCTCTCTGATCTCTTTATGATGATCCCTCTGCCTGTACCACCAGTATCTTCAGGAGGGATTCTCAAACGGGCAGAACGCCGCCAATCAACAGCAGCAACACGCCCTCTCTCAGCGGCAGCCTCTACTTCTCTACCCCTAGCAGCCTCCGCTGCTCTGGCTTCTACTTCTACCTGCTCACCACGAGTGAATGGCGTTGTGCCTTCTATGTCCTCTTGCTTTACAGCCCTTCTGATCTGAGCGAGGGTTGGCTTCTTGCCTTCCTTAGTCGGTACTACGGTAGGCTTAACTCTATATTCCTCATGCCAAGCCTTACGGTTAACCACATCTTTATGGATGTAGGTATTCTTCTTGCGCGGCACTACGATCAGATCGCCTCTAGCAACCGCACTATCAAGGATAGCCTCAGTAGGAACCTTGGTCTTTCTCTTTCCTTCAAGAGCCTTGGTTATATCAGACCTTAACACCTCTCCTTCACGGAGCTTCCTGTCAGGCCGCGCTGCCTGTGTGCGTGCAGCGGCCATAGCAGTGATATACTGAGAGCGGTTAAACATTGGCCGCTCAATAGTTGGTAACGACTGAGGAGTAGTCCCCGGCAATGTCGGTAATTCATTCAATGCACGAGCAAGATAGTAAAGCTGGGTGTTAGACATCCTGTCTAAGTTCTTACTGCCTACCTTACGAGCAGCAAATCTCTCAAATCCGGGGTCATCTATTTTGATGTTCCTCTGATAGGCAAGACTTGCAATGGCAGTCTTGTTCCAAAACTCAAGATCAACTTCTACAAGCGGTGGGGGCAGTAACGCATCTATCTTATTCGGATCTAGTCCAATAGCATCAAGCTCCTCTACTGGAACTGTATCGCCTTCTACATACTGTCTTTGTCTCGTCTCACTTCTTCTTTGATTAAGCCTGACGGCATCAGCGTCAGCCATATCATTAAAGTCTATCATTGTATCTGGTCTGGTGAGGATAGCAGCCGCCCTGAGAAGGTCGTTGCGTTCATCAACCCCTGCTTTCCTGAGCGCCTCAGTTGCTAGGATTTCTGTCTCTGCCTCATCCTGCTGTCTCAGGATATCATTGACCCCGATATTAAGCTCATCACTAAACAGTTGTGCCTGTGCCTTGGTAGAGAAACGGGGAGAAGCACGCACCCCATGCTTTGTCTCTACAAAAAAGCCGCCATCCTTGTCTTCAGGCAACATCACTGGCTCACCACTGGCATCCAATACCGGATCACCTGCCGTATTAGTGGCCGGGATTCTATCCGGGCTTATCCTGTAAACATCAGGTGTACCTGTCTCATCTGTGGTGATAAGCCCCCTGTTGAATGCCAAAGGAATATCAGTGCCAAATTGGGCAAGAGTATTCTGTGCCAACAATGCGGCATCTTGATCAGGAGGAAGTACCTTCGTGCTTGATGCACTATGATCTTCCAATTGTAATAGGGGGGGAGTGATAGGTGGGCCAGTGAGAAGCAATGGCTCAAGTGGTTCAGTTGTCTCTTCTATAGGCTTGTCGGTAGTATCTTTTGCCTTCTGAGGGCCACGCATATCCCTGTCTTTATATGTCTGTAAGCCAGTACCAATTAGGCCACCAACAGCAAGCGCTGCTGCACCAGCTTCAGCGTATTCCATTAATGCGTCTGGAGTTGTTAGGTCTAATCCTGCCTGCCAACGCTCTGCCATTTGCTGGTATATTTCAGCCGGGACTTCAGTAGCAGCGCCTTTGGCAGCACCGTGTTGCATAGATGTGAATACGCTCCTAGCGGCTTGTTCCACAACCTCCTTCCCAGCCTTTGAAAAAAGACCACCAGTAATAAGGAACAGAATATACTCAGCAGCAGCCTGTGTCGGAGCAATAAGAACAGCCTGCGATATCTTTAGCTCTTCCTGAGTCTTGGCCCCTGCCTCTATTTGACGTTGAATATTTGTTCCAATGAACTGTAATGAAGCAGATGTTATGAAACCAGCAGCCGCACCGGGAGGGCCAGCAAGGAAAAATCCTCCCGCAGCAGCGGCAAGCGGAGTAACCAACCACGGAACAGATCCAGCAAAGGCTTCAGATACAAACTGAGGTATCCTGCTTGCAACTGTTAAGACACCTTCCTCATTATATAATCTTGCGAGTTCAGCAACATTCATAGGAGGAACTTGATTTGCCCGCTCCCTATTCTCCTCTATTAACTCAGCCCGCTCTTCCTGAAACTTCTCCTCAGTCCCAAAAGCAGCACCATAGAAACCCGGTATATCTGCTAACGTGCCAAAGCCTTCCTTCCCTGCCCTCCATGTGCCACCGAAGAGATCACCTACACCAGAGAAGGGACCTTCCTCTTCTTCCTGTGGAGGGGGGACAAACAAACGTGCATCGAACTCCTCTCTGTCCATATCAGAGTAATATTTATTATACAAATTATCAGCCACTTCCTGATCACTCATATAATTGTATTGTGGATACTTACCCCTAAACTCTTGAAGGTTCATAACCTTAACCTTATTTCTTCCAATTTAACGGATCATCATTGCCAGAACCACCTGATTGAATGCGACGTAACTCAGGAAATCTCTGATGTAGAGCCGCCTGAATCTCCGGGTCATTTATATATCTTTCATCTTGAGTGATCGCCCACATCTGGTACATCACCATTGACGTAGGATCATCTACAGTAGCGCCCTCTGGGAGAGACAAACCATTAGCTGCCATCCATTGCTTGAAAGGGCTGTCCCCAGCCAGTAACTCCCTATCAAACTTCTCATCAGCTAACTTCATTGCATCTGTTTTAACATCATTGATTGTGTTAAGAACGTCCTTTTTATATTTTTGTGCCGCAAAAAACGCTGTCTGTCCTGCATAACTAGGTGCTTTTGGGTCAACAGTTTCATAAGCAGTGGTGTAGGCGTGAGCAGTTGGAGTAGCTGTACCATCGGTAGCTACAGTAAACCATTTTGGATCATTCCCATGTTCTGTAAAGAGAGCTTTCAGCACATCTTGAGCCGCCGCCCTCTCAGTTCCAAAGAGGTTCATATGCGCGACATACTTCTGAGCCTCGATACGTTCTATATCAATATTTCTGCCAAGTGCCGCATCACGGGATGCGCTGGCGGAAGTGATATACTGAGCAGCCCTGTCTCTATCTCCTTGCACTTCCGCTCTTTGTGCTTGGGTAATCAACTGCTTCTGTGCAAAAATATCCGCAGCGCGTTGCGCTTCAAGTCCAGCCACCTGCATATCCAGATCGACCAGCTTCCCCATAGTCTCCAAGCCTTCTTTTCTTAATTCTTCTTTCCCTTCCGTGTAACCAATCATTGCATTGGTCATGGCTATCAACATGGGTTGACGGCCATTAATAGCAGCAGCAGCAGCACGCATCCACGGCAGAGGATTTCTTTCCAAAGCCTCAATAGACTTGGCTATATGGCCCCGTATGTCCTTAACACTTTGCGGAACAACTTTCTGATCTTCAAAAGTTTTGAGATCAGCCGCTGCCTTCTCATTAATTACCCTTTCTCTCTCAGTGAAATCCCCCGCAAGCGCCTTTCTCTCTGCTACCATTTCTGACAAAGTAGAAACCGCAGGCAGACTAACGTCTCCGTCTAAGTCCTGTTTCTTAGTAACGTTCAGCTTCGATATATCAGCATCACCTAAGTCCAGAAGTGTAACCTTTGGTGGTTCTTGCTGTGTTGCTTGCCTAATGGCAAGCTCTAAGGCTTCTTGGTCGTAACTTTGTATCAGGGCGCTGGGATCATCCCGCGCTTCTGGTGCTGCTCTCTCTTCCTTGCTAGTTAAGCGAGCAGGCGTGGCAGGAACTTCTCTTATTGGTTGGTCGTAACTTTTCTCTCCAGTACCAGTGACTGTTTCATAATATTCTGTTGGGTCATCAACACCACCTGCGTGAGAGACCATCCCCTCTTTCCAGTCTTCAGGCAATACTCCATATTTATCAAAATATTCCTGTAGCTTGGCCTCACTTATCTCTTGTGCGCGTAATTGCGATTTGCCTCCTCCTGCGGTAGCGACACTCACTCTTTCACTAGGACTAAAATCACCGCTAAAAGTAGGAACAGCTTCGCCAGCGGTAAGCCCTGATTGTTGGAAATAAGGAGATGATATAAAAGATTCGTAGCCACCTTTTATATCCCCCCTCCCAGCGCCCGGATACCTTGGCTCAACACCCTCTATTCCCACAAGAGGACGCTCCCCCGGAGGAAGATCAGCAGCAGAGGCAGGGAAAGGATTTCGCCTCATAAGTTCTGTAAAATCTTCTTCAGTAAAATACTGCCCTCTTGTTGCCACACTTGGTAAAATATCTTCAATCCTTGACTGGCCCCAATCCACACCTTCCCATCCAGTAATGGCAGCCAATTCATTAGGTGCTACTCCCTGCATCCTGACTGTCGGTAGATTACCAACAGGACCGCCACGAGAACCCGTCATACTATAGGGAAGTGTATCGGAACCACCATAAGCCCTGTCTCTTTCAACAGCCGCTAACTGACTGAGGATGCCACCAAAGGCAGGCTCTGATGTTGGCTTGGCCCCTTTTACATAAGCCTCTTCAAACCTTGCTTTGCCCTGTCCATACAAACGAGGATCACCCCTCTTCTGACGGGCAGCAGTGATCATAGCCCACATCTCAGGCGTTAATTTCGGCGTGTCTCTATTGGTTGTGAGGCTACCTATTGATTTACCGGGATACATAACAGGAGGATGGTATCCTCTAACCGCCCTCACTGTTGGCATACCCCCGCCAGCCATTCTAGCGGTTGGGTTCTGTGCCGCCATCAATGCCTGTATGGCTGGGTTGGGCTGAGGTGGCGCTGCCGCAGCAGTAGCCCCTGCATTCGACAGGGGATTAGGTGCCGTCATATCTACTGTAGTATCGGGGGCCGCTTCAGGAATATTACCTACTGCATCCATAAGACCATCAACCACAGTAGACGGCTGAGAAGCATTTTGTGCTGCTGCTTGTTGCGCTCCTGCTGTAGCTAAGTTCTTTAATTTCTTGTCAAGTTCTCCAGTCAAAATCCATATAGGAATATGGCTGCCTTCCTGAATATGTCTCCGAATTTGAGCAACAGACATATCTTTAACATCATCTGCTATCTGTACTAAATTCCTAGCCATCTCTTATGTCCCCATAACTGAGCGAGCCAGACCAAGACCACCAAGGCCGAAACCAAGCATTTGCTGGCCCATACTTGGTTGTGCTTGATACTGACTAACCTCTGAGATTGGACTGACAGGAACTCCGTGGAGGATGCCTCCATAGTAAGCCAGTTGCTGTCTCGGAAAATCTCTCTGCGATAGGAAGTCAGACAGTCCTATATCTAACTGTTGCTGTTCAAAGGCTCTCTGTTGCTCTCCTACCTGACGGAGAACATCCGCTCCTCGCAGCCCAAGGGCCTGTTCCTGTGCGCCCAACGCTGCCAACTGCGGTGCAGCCCGCATACCAAGCTGCTCCCCAGCGAGACCAAGGCGGGCCTCTTGCTGCGCTGCCTGCTCCTGTAACGCCTGCGCCCTAAGAGCGGCAGTCCTGTCGCGCTCAAATAATGTACCAGCCTCACGGAATGCCTGCGCTCTTTGGGTGGCCTCAAGATCACCCAGCCTGTCTTCCAGCCTTGACCTTGCCAGACCACTCGTTATCGCTTCGCGAGAGCCGCCAAAGGCTCCAGCCTGTGTAGCCTGAGCAGCAAGCTGTGGGGCAACATCTTCTTCAAACTGGCGGCGTGCGCGGGCCTGCTGGACATCAATAACATTTTCAACGAACGGATTCTGGTATCTCTCGGCTACCCCCGGAGCAGTAAAATCGCCGGGAGCGAACGTGCCTGCGGTATAGCCCGGTCTGAAAGCTGCAACATCCTCCAACCTCTGGCTTGCGATACCAAGTTGCTCAGGGACACCAGCGCGTCCGATATCACCTGCAATACCAAAAGATTCAAGTTGTTCAGGAGAAAACTCAGCCAGCCTCTGCCCCGGAAATGTTTCATACGGACGCAGGCTCTCAGCCTCTGTACGCTCAAGAACATTCTCAAAGAAAGGCCGAACATATTCAGGCAAGTTCGTTTGCGTCACCGTCGATTCGGTTTGTGTCGGTGCTTGCTGCCCGCCGCCGCCGCCGCCTTTACCCATTGTTTTTCTCCTTGAACATCTTCTCAAATACCGTGTACTCAGGTGTCCACCCATGAGGGGCAAGAACCTTTGTGAATCCTTTGCGTCCAGTCATCTCCACCCCGTCACAGTTGTTGTCTTTCGCCCATCTCTCCAGCGTCTCAAGCATTGGATCACGCCACTGCATGATCTTTTCTCCGCCTAAAAATTGACCAGCCAATAGACGTTTGTCAGGATAGTCCACAAATCTAGTGGTAAGTGCTGCGATAATCTTCTTATCGTCATCGAAGACAACCCAGAGATGCTGCTCAAAATTCACGATCTCTCTGAGAATACTCTTCATTGTATAACGGCCATGTGCCGTAGGAAGCGACTTCCCAAGAATTGGTTCTACCTGATCCCAGATAGCAGAAACATAGTTATGATCGACTAACGAAACCTGCACTAACCATAAGCCCTACGCAGTTGCTCTTCTCTCTCACTCACTATCATAGCCCCATTCTTTGCTGTCGGAGGCAGTCCAGCAGACTTCGCCTCACGCTCCAAACCATCAGCAGGCATTATGTATTCATCTTCACCAACCCGAAGGTTTGCTGTCTGCTTGCCAGTCTGTGGATCAACTATCATCCCCGCAATAACATCAGGCCCTTGGTTCTCTAAACGCACATCCATCTCAGACATACCCACAGTATCCTGACCATTAGCAGGTTTAACTATACCGCCCTTGTCTCTAGTCTCATTAACTAGAGCCTCTAATTGAGCAAGCGCATCTGCTCCGAATACTTCCACAAATTCATCCACAGCCATCTGTGCTTCCTCATTCTCTAACTGCCCCTGTAAAGCAAGAAGCGCCCTGTTATAGATCGCATTCTCTTCTGCATTCTGGGGCTGCTCTGGTGTTGGCATAACCATGCCTCTTTCCGCTAAGTCAGCTTGAGCTTCGGGAGTTGCTCCCTGCATTACACCAGTAGCTGTGATATCCACTGGCTCTCCAGCGACACCACCGAATTGTTTCTTTACTTCTCCAATGTCTGCTCCCGGTCTACGAGAAGCAGCATCTCGTCTGGCTTCCGCTATATGAGTAAGAACAGGGTATTTATCTTCCTTCCCACTTAAATATGGAGCCGATTGTAAGGTAGTTGATTCCTCTAACTCACCGGAACCGGGGGTCCAGTCATAACCTTCCTGCTTGCGTTCCCAAGCACGGAGCGCCGAAGGCACAGTCCGATTTACAAACATCGATGTACCCAAACCTCTACCTGTACGCCTCAACTCACCCTCAAGATAACGAACTCTATTGGCCTCCTCTTCGCTATCTATCCCATTTTCCATAAGTTGCCGAAGTTCTCTCTCAGAGTCCTTAGCCGTCCTCGTCTTCTGCCTCTCCTCTCCAGTACCATAAAGTTGCAAAGCGGTACTTGCGGCAAGCCCAACCGGCAGTATCGACGCACCACCAAGAACCGCAGCGCCCCCACCAACAGGTGTATCCAGAAAGTCCGAAGCACGATCAACCATATTGATCATGGGGTTCACCCTCACAGTAGGATCTGCGCCAGTGTATATATTCCCTCTGTCCCGGCTTCTCCTCCCCTGCATCCTAACGGTAGGTAAACCAGCTATACCGCCTTGTGCCTTACCATAAGTAAGAAGGGCTTGTTGTGGATCAAACATTTCAGCGCCATAAGGAGGTATGTTTCTCCTTTCTCTGGGGACTTCAAACCCCATTCCTGCCTGTCTCCCCCTAACCTGCGGAACACGCTCTTGTGCCACCCGCTGAAGGGCCATTGCACGAGCAGCTTCATCCTCTCGCTGCGCTTCTGGCTGATTAAGTTTCTTACCTGCCAGCATAGCAGCTATCATTGCCCCTACACTAAGAGGCCCACCAGCAAATTTTGACGCTACTTTAGGAACATTCCTTACAAGGTTTCTAGTATCAATCTTGGCATCAAGATCTTTCCACTGATTAGGAGCAAGGATTCTATCCAGCCCACCCTGTTGCTTTATAGCTCTTTCTATACTCGCCTTCTCAATTTGCTTATTTAATAGCTCCGTTTTACCAGCATCTAAACTCTCTAATGCAGTACGCCACGGAGTCATCTCACCCGCCATCCTAACGGTAGGGAGACCAGCTATGCCTCCATATTGTTTCTTTACTTCTCCGAGTCTCAAATCCACTGGAACCTGAAGAGCAGCTTTCTGTTTTGCTAATGCCTCTCTAAGAGCTATCGCCCTGAGACGTTCCTGATTGGCCTCACTCCTCCCCCTGTTCTTAATATCCGCATAACCTTCCATAGCCTGAGCTAGAGCGGCTCTTTGATTAGATGGTATCTCTACTCCCTGCATCCTAACGGTAGGGAGATCACTAGCATATCCACCATTTCTGGCGAACATCTGTTGTCCCGGCATCTGACCCGGAAGAGTTGGTTGGCGCTGGCCTGTTAACCCTGTTAACCCTGCTGTTAACAACGGGTCTTGTCTAGGAACAGGTGCAACTTGCTGTGGCCTAGCTTGAGCTTGAGCAAGCTGGTTCCTTAACGCCATTCTTGGATCTGTAGTGTAAAATCCTAGCCCTTTCGGCTGCGCTATGGCACCCAATCCTGTGTTGGCTGCTCCTGCGGCAGCTAACATATCCATAGCAGGACTTGATTTAGGCTGTTGTTGTTGTCCATACCCGGTTATCGCCCGTATTGTCGGCAAACCACCTACATAACCGCCCTTGTTACCATAGGAGTAGTACTGATACGCGGGGTCAATGCCCGGTTGATAGTCTGCGGGTGGTGCGAATGCTGTTCGTGGACGAGGTAGATACGGGCCTTGATAATCATAGGTATCGGGATACTCATTATCCCAATCATATTCAGGTGGATCAAATGCACCGAAAGCATCAGCAGTACTAGCAGCCAAGGCAGCCCCCGGCGCGAGTGTCTCTTTCAAGCCAACTGTACCCGGAGTGGATGCCCACTGTGTTGGGTCAAAATGTTGAGTTAACCCTTCCCACACACCCGCTGCACTGGGGTCTGCTCTAGCCGCTCCTTTCCCCGCTGCCATCAAAGCAGCATTTGGGTCTGTTAAAGATTGTGCCTGCAATGCCTTCTGCGCAGCAGCATCCATTCCTGAATATAGTTGGTTTGGAACAGCGGCTTTTGCAGCAAGACTTTGGAAAGGATCAACTGGTACTGGGACATTGCTTGTGAGAGAGTTTGCTGCTGACAAAAAGGCATTGCCTCCCTGTGCGGCACTAGCTGGAAAACCTGTCCCCACACTTGACCCAACAAGATTCGACGGGTTGAATGCATATGCCCCCTGCGACAAACTTGTGGGGACTGTTTGAAGAGTTTGTGCTGCCAGTTCACCGCCAGCAACAGGCACCTGAGCGGCGGCTGCTTCTGCTGCTTGCGCTCCCGCAACCTCCGTAGCACCACCCATTATATTCCCAAGTTCTCCAGCGCCCCATCCGCCAAGGCCAGCTAGGAACATTTTACCAATATCAACCTCTTCACCTTCCAGTTTCTGGCCAACTAAGCTGCCAGCACCTGAAGCCAATCCAAGCGCCCAAGGTGCAGCAGTACCACCACTAGCAAGTGTCAGGCCAATACCAGCCAATGCTGGCAGTACGCTACTGAAGAATCCTGCTTCGGGTAATCCTGTTTGAGGATTGATGGCCATACCATTGGAACGGAGACCGCCAATACCAGAGCCAGCCAACGCATTCATCGCGTCAACTTCACCCTGTGTCATGTGAACTAATTGGTTATGTGGGCCAGTACCAGCGGCCTGCAACCGCATGGCATCTTGAACCATACCGCCAGTATTCATAGTTGTTGCTCCAGACTCTGGATAGTAATTCCATTGGGGGTCAATGCCGTGTTGATAATCTTCAGGTGCAGCGGTGTACGTCCCCAAAGATAATGTCTGAACCGGGCCACGATCTACTGCCGAAGTACCACCATCTGAAGAAAGTTCGCCTTTGGAAATAAAACCGGGGCCAGCCCCAATCCCACCTGCTGTAGTATAAGCACCGCCTGCTTCTTCTATTGTCATAAGTTTTGGCCCACCCATTGCTCCCATTCCCGGCACCCATGTCATTCCAGAGGGAGGTGGTTGAGACCCCGGATAACCACTTCCTGTCCAGAGAGATCCCTGCATCCTGACAGTAGGTAGACTAGGATTGTATCCATGCTTTGCCGCTAAATTAGGAATCCCCGCAGAGGCTAACAGGAATCCATCTTGCGCTCTGATAGTCGGAAGACCGTGTTGCGCTGTAACAATTGGCATTAGACTCTCCTCTGGGTTAGTCTCTATCCCATCTTCTTCATCTTCTGGGAAGTCACCAGAAGGGTGGTCACGATATCTTGTGTCAATTAACTGACCGCCCGGAGAACCTGCTGATGTGTACCCCCCAGTGTTAGCAAGTGACATTCCCAAAGTAGTCGCTAAAAATCCTGCGAGTTTCCCGGTTATAGGTGCGAAGGGGCCTTGGGTGGCATTAGTAATAGACTCGCCTATGTTCATAAACGCCTCAGAAGCCTCAGGGGCAACTGGCGCTGATAGGGTTCCCGGAGTAAGGGGCGCTTGCATACGCGTCGTCGGCCCCATTTCGCTCCAATTTACAGTCGTGGGACCACCGTCTGGAGATGGTGGTGCTGGTGCTGGTGGTGCTAGAGGTACTGGTGCAGGTGGTGGGGCTGGTGGAGGTGAATAGATGGTAGGTGCTTGAGGAGCAGGGCCGGGACCGCCACTGCCACCACTGCCACCGGGGCCACCGGGGCCTGAAAATCCTACGCCACTAATGCCCCCACCCGGGCCAAGTGCAGCAGTAAAACCCATGCCGCTTTGCGCTCTAACAATGGGGAATCCAGCTATCCCGCCTCGTGCCTTATCATAAGTAAGAATAGGGTATCTAGGCATCAGCGATAATTCCTATGATGTAGTAACAGTTACCGAGCCAACAGCGCCAGTGCCTTCACCGCCTGCTGGATTTGGGTAGGCAACGCGACTTATCTTTACGAAGCCGTCGTGCTGAAACAATGCCCCTGTCTCAAGTCCAACATCATTATGTGGCAGTGCAGTAAGCGTTAACCTTGTCGCACGACCTACACCCGGCTGTATGGCTTGAAACACAAACAGAGAGAGCGCCCTCAATGTATCTGCAAAATAAGACTGGTTATAATCAACTGGCGGCACACTAAATTGCGGAGGAACTAGAGAGCGACTGACTGTCATCTCATGCCATCCTTCCGTATCTCAACACGAGGAGACCCAAGCCTCCACGACACACCAAGACCAGTTGTCTCCACCCTTAATCCAA